ATTAAAATAATCTTCTACTTTCGATTTAGCTGTTCTAGCTGTGATTGTAGGTATATAACTTATCTTACCATTTACATGTTGTTCTAGGTCAGATCCACAGTTCATACATCTATAAAACTTTCTAGTTATACCAACTAACATTGTATACTCTTCACACTCAGAGCAAATGCCATTAACTATCTCCGTGTGAATCTTGATTAACTTTTTTAATTTTTTGTCGGTCATATACTTTCTTAGACCTTACCACACGTTAATGATAGCGTCTATCGTTTAATTCTTTAGCAACTTTTTTGCAAGTTTTAATTGGGGCCTAAAGGCCCCAACATTAATTAATCTTCGTCTTCGTCTTCAGCTGGTTCTTCAGCCCAACCAATTGAAAGATCTTCTATCTCTTGGCCATCTTCATCTTTGACCACTAAATTTCCATCTTCAATTGCTTGTTTTAAAGCTTCATCAACCATTTCTTTTATTGATTTAGGCATATTGTTCTCCTTGGTTAGAAGAACATTATAAAGATTTAGTTCAATGTAATAAAGACTGTCACAAAAATTTAAAAAAGGGCCAGATCTCCCGGCCCTCTTTCGCTGTTAAGCTATTTACCATTCAAGAGTTTCTTTCCTTGATTAAGTAAGTTCTCTTTCATCTTACTATAAGATATGTTTTCTTTTTTTGCTATCTTCTTGATCTCTTCGTCAACTAACTTTGCAATCATATTACCTGGCCTTCTAAAACCATTCGAACCCATTGCTCTAATAATGGTATATGATTCGATATCAACTGCACAAGACTTCCATTTATTTATGTCCATAGTTCCTCCTTAAAAAAATGCTATGTAATACAAACCACCAAAAATAATTAACAAAATTTTTGCTGGAATTAAAAACATTAATGCACAAATAATTGTTTTAATAATCAGGTTGTTCATCTTCTAATCCTTTCAATTGATCATATACAAGTTCAGATGCAACCTTTTCATTAATTATATAAATAGGCATATCTTCAAACTTAAGTGAACATTGTTGTAATCTTTTCATACAATTTTGAAAATCGTCATCTGCATATTCTAATGGCTGCCCACTGACTGCATGCGCAGGTAACTGTTCTAAGATCTTGTCAACCTGTTGACACCAATTTTTAAAAGTTTCAGATTTATTTTTCATTAAGTATTCTTTCTAAATCTGCCATCGGATTACGTGATAAATCAACCACAGCTTTTTTCAATCTTTTATTTTGATCTGTAAGTTTATTTAAATTTGTTTGTAGGTCATCCATGTTTTTTAAAAGTCCTGCTAAAGTTTTTGCAAGATTATCTAATGCTACATCTAAATCTGTAGCTTCCATGTCTGATGTTAATTTCAATGGTTCTTTAGTCTCGCTTGATTCTGTACCATTGGTTGATGTTGTAACTATTGCCATGAGGCCTCCTCTTTGTTATGGTTATTAATGCTCCTAATATAATTATTTTAATGGGATATGCAAGGATATTATGACAAAATTTTTTACAGTGCTGTATTTATGTAGTGTTTTAAGCGGACAATGCCCATCATACCAATACACAGGGCATTCCTTTGATACTTTTTCAGAATGCACAGAATTTGGCTATCGTTTAGCTTATGACAAATACAGACAATTAGAGATTAATGAAGAGTACACAGATGAGTATATAGAAAATAGCAGAATTGTTGTAAAATTTGAATGTAAACCCATAGAAATCGAAAAAGAAGTAGTTCCGGCACCAAAACCAAAAGGTAAAGCTACATAGTTGCAATGTAGTCACATTTTGATATATAATAATACATGAAGCTATATCGCGTCCAAGCAAACTATAAAAATATATATATTAATGAGATGCTTGAGGCTGAGAACGATAAGGCCGCTCTTGAGTGTTTTATAAAAAAGGTTGACTCAGGAGTTGTAACAGAGATTGAAGGTGCTGGTTTCCATGATCCCAATATCTTAATCTTAACCTTTGAAGAGGTTGACCGAAATGCAACTACAAAAGTTAATATCGGAGAAACTTCAGTTGGAGTCCAAGTGGGCCAGCAAAGCGTTGGAACAGGGTAGAGTTACTCCAGATATGAAGTGGATTGATATCAAGATCAAAGATCTAAAAGTAAAGATTAATGATCAAAGTGTTGAAGACGCACAAAAAGGTCTTTTAGATATAGCCAGTTAAATCTGGTTAAAAAAATCAATTTTATTCCTAAGACTTCTGCGCTCTAAATTATTCTTAAAAGCATTCAGTGTCGCATCCAGAATGAAACCCCTGTGATTGTGAGTCGTCTATTATTCAATAAAATAAAAAAGTAAAAATTTGCTCGTGGTATAATAGTAAATAAAAAAAAATAAGGAGAGCAAAAATGTTTGAATGGAAACACCCTAACTATTACAAAGAGTTAAAAAAGTTAAGAGAAGAAACAGAAAAGGAATTAGAAAAAGAAGAGCAACAGGAAGAGGAGAAAAAAGAAGATTAAGTTTTTCTTTTATACAAAACATGTAACTTCTTGCCATCAAAGTAATATCCCTCAAGTTCTTTTTTATTCTTTGGCTTCACCCCAACTTTTACCGATTGCGACATCGACTTTGCTTGGGACTTTAAGTGTTTCGATTGCATTTTCCATTATCTCCTTTACTTCTGGTATATCATTTTCATTATTAAGTGAAAAACATAATTCATCATGAATTTGTAGTAAAGGTTTAAAACCTGCTTTGTAACAATCAATCATAGCCTGTTTTGTTTGATCAGCGGCTGACCCTTGAATTAATCTATTTAAAGCTTTGTAAGTGAAAGCTCTTCTAATATTATTGCCATAAATGGCCTTAGCCTCCTCATATTGCATCGCTTTGTTCATTCCGAAGGTAGAGGGCTCCCACATGTCAAATCGGCATTTACGACCCCTTATTGTTCGAATAAAGCCATACTTAGAAGCGGAGCTAGACACATCTGTAGCTAATTTTTTAACAAAAGGCACTCTTTCTCCGTATTGACGCAATAAATTCTCAGCTTTATCCTTAGTTATACCTAATTCCTTTGCTAATTTAGCCTTACCCATACCATAAAACAGCCCTAAATTAATTGTTTTGGCCTGAGTTCTAGTAATTCCTGCCATATCAGCCACAATTTGGTGAAAATCTGCTGATTCATTTTTATAGGCTTCAATAAACTCCGCTGCACCTTCAAACGTATTGTCTACAGATGCAGCGTAGTGAGCAACAAGCCTAGGCTCTTGTTGTGAGTAGTCGAAACTACCCCATTGCCTACCTTCTTCAGGTAGAAACAAACTTCTAATTTTATTCCCAAATTCTTTGTTACGAGCTGGTATCTGTTGCAGGTTAGGATTTGAATATGAAAGTCTTCCAGATACAGTTCCGCCTTGATCTGATCTTAGTTGATTTATTTCAGAATGTATTCTACCTTTATGAACATAACGTTGAATGGAGTCTATGAATGTTGAATGGAATTTATTTATTTCTCTTGCTTCTCTTATTAGTTGCGCTATCGGGTTATCACAATTTACTAACCAGTTTTGGGTAAAGCTAGGTTCATCACTTTTCGGTGTCCGTGGGTATTCAACACCTATTCGATCAAATACTTGAGCGACTGATCTTGCAGCCCATATATCTACATCAAGTGTGGTCTGAGATTTTATTTGATATAAAACCTCAGACTCTTTTTTTTTAAATTCTTTTTTTAACTTAGCAGCCTGAGCTTCGTCAACTCTAATTCCTGTCCTTCTTGTTTCAATTAAAATAGGTAATAGTTCCATCTCCATATCCCAAACATCATTTAAACTTTGTTTAGATATTTCAGTCTTAAATCTTTCCCATAATCTCAAAGTAAGTCCTGCATCTTGCTCAGCATAGAAACCTACGTAACCTGCAGGTAGTTTCCATAAATCAGCCTTTGGATCTATACCCCACTCTTTTGCTTTTTCATTTAAAAATGTTTCATTTTTTATTTCACCAAGATAATCCTTGGCACATGCATTTAAACTGAAACTAAATCTGTTTTCGTTAATCAAAGCTGCAGCAATCATAGTATCTACAATTTTACCTTTAATCTCAAATCCATTAACCAATAACCAACCAACATCATAACTAGCGTTATGAAAAATTTTAGTTGCTGGTAATTTTAAAATGTTTTGCATCCAAGCAGTGGTGATGCCTATATCCATATTACCTCCTGCGTCATGTCCAATTGGAAAATACCATTGTTGACCAAGAGCAGCCACTGCAAATCCAACAATGTGACCATCAAATGTAGCCCAACCAGGTCCTTTTGTTTTAATGTTTGGATCTTTAGTTTCTAAATCAATTGCAATCTCTGTAGCTTTTGATAGATCAGGGTATTCTGCAGGAGCAATCCAATCGCTATCATTATAAATAAAATTCAGTTGATGGGTCATTGTATTCTTTTACTTAATCCTTTGTCTTCAATCGCCATTATTTTCCTGAAAGGAATTCCAAGCACTAGTAATGCACAGTCTGCGCAAAAGACACAATATTCATAATATATTATTGCAACATCATTATTGCACTTTTCGCACTGCACTAATTTTTTCTTTTTTTTCATTTTTAATTTGTTTGTACCAACTTGTGTCCCGTCCGTTTTGTTTGCACCACTCATAATGAGCTTCCTTAATTGAAGTGAGTAATTGCATATTTGGCCAGGGTGCATTTTTATTTTCTTTTGTCATTTTTCATCCGTAAAATTTCTAAATCACAATAATGTTTTATTTTTTCAAGATCTTCAATTTTATTTTTATATAAATATCTGCACACATATTTAATTACATTACCTTGAAAAAAAGAGAGTTTATTTTTTGATATAAATTCATACGGCTGGATTTCAAAAAATTTGTAATGACTCCCTCCAACCTGCTTATCTTGTGGGAAAGCCTCTTCAAACATATCCTTATCACTCATTTTAAACTCCACATAGGCCCTCGCACTCTTGGTTAAATAAATCTGGCCCGTCATCATTTTTAAATTTAACTTCGTCTAAAGGTACACAAGATCTGTGCACAAAGTTTTTTACTTTAGGATTATGCATTCGCATCTTTTTATCAAATTCTACAGCACTTGCAAATTCTTCTGGTCGGTTATTTCTCATATCAATCCAAAAATTATCATCGTGAAATGGACAACCAATACAAGCAGATTTGACAGGTATCTTAAAACCTTTTCCTTCATACCATTTTAAGCAATCTTGCCTAGACATTTTCTTTTCTATTAATGGCCATCTATTTTCCTGCCACCAAAATCTTGACGGTTTCATTCTCATTACTTCATCTGTAGAAATTCCAACCCAAACTTCTATGTGTTTGTCTTTTGGAAACCTTTGTCTTGGTTTTAATCCAAATATTTCTCTAATTTTTTTTGCAATCGGAGTAATTTTATATTCTCTAGTGCATTGTCTACGACCCATACCTTTCTTACCTTGTTCATTTAAAGTGTAAAATGGTGCAGAAGCAAATTGATTTCCGCCTGGAGACAAAGCTTTTATAATATCATCTTGAATATTGCCTTTTTTAACTATGTGTATTGGATAGCTAATTACATTTTTAAGATATTCTAAATGTTTTATTACTGGCTCAGGCTCCCAACCCGTATCTGCGAAGACAGCTGCATCAGGTTTAACACCAAATTCACCCGCATCAGCCATCAAGGCCATAGTGGAGCTTTGCACACCAGCTCCCAATGAAAGAATTCTTAAAGACGGATCCTGTTTCATAATTTAAATGCCTGCAGAACTTTTAATTTTTCT